CATGTTCATGGGCACTATATACTAAGTCTTCTATTTGGGACATACTCTTAGGTCGTTTATATACATTAAGATAAGAACTTTTAGTGGGGTTTCCAACGAATACCGAGAAAATTTTTTAGCAAATTTTTTTGTATATAGGGTTTTTTCTTCGTATATTGTATTTATGCTATTTATAACAAAGAATAATGAATAAACTAGATCCACATTCGCTATTTCAAATCTTCGAACAAGGAGATGAAGAGGTATATAAAGAGCATGACCAAGAAGATGTTCTAAATAATCCTTTTGTGTTAATGAATATGGTTACCAGAGGCCTTGAGAACTATGAATTAATGTGTGCATTGTATATTCGTAATTACCCTAAAGAGTTTATAAAGGTAGAACCTACTATTAAATTTAAATACTATAATAGGTTATACGCTTATTTACTAAGAATTAACATTGATTCCATAGAAGATATATATGCCATAGGTGATAGTTATGAGAGAAATAGTGCACAACAAGGATTACAAACCTTGCTAAAGTATTATGAGTTTAAGGAAGAGTATGAGAAGTGCGGAGTTATAGTTAAGTATATTCAAATGTTAGTACTAGAAGAGGCTAAAAAACTTTTAAAATAGTCACTTAATTAGTTGCCTCACATAGTTATTTTTCGTATCTTAAGGTATAAGATAAAAAGATAAAGGTTATGGCAAATTCAAACACATTTTCAATTTCTAATCAAAGTCAATTCGATGATACTCTTATGTGGGTTTCAGATCTATACAAAGACGTATATGGCATGAGACCTAGAGGGTATAACTTCCACAATTGGTCTTTCCAGGAGTTAACTGATTTCGTTAATGACTTATCTGAGGAGAATACCAGACAGGTAGAGGAAGAGAAAGCTTTCGAACAGAAGGCCCTTAAAGACGTTATGTCTGTAGGAGCACCTGATAAGAAGACTGCTGCTAGATGGTTAGATCAAGCCGATGCCTATTTCATGTATGGGGATGATGAATTCTATGTAGATCATATAGAAAAGTACGGATGGGTAGCTAAACAATTCGGAACATGTTAGATATAAATCTTCGCGGCAACTTGCGCGCGTTTCGCGCGGCGGCCTACGGTATTTTACTCACCCTCACCTTTCCCCTACAAGCCCAATCTATTTTCATTACTGAGCAGAGGGTTGAAGCGGATGTAAAGGTATATGTTACTAAACATAGATCAGATGCCGACTTAATAGTATTTAAAGCCACATACCAGTTTGATGCTAAAGGTAACGAAGGAAGGTGGTATTTTGTTGATTATGAGTTCGAAAGCGATAAAATAATACATTTTGTTAAATATAGATCGGATTCAGACGTTAAAATTTACTATTCTCCTTATAAAACCGATGCTAAATGGAGAAATTCGGAAAAAAAGAAACTTTTTCATTAAAACAGTTGGAAGTCTGCCTTAGATTTAATATCTTAATATATGTTATATAATAAAGTTAATAAGATATAATAAAAAATATATATAATTAAATATAATATAAAAATAATATAATAATTTATATACTAAAATAAATAATAATAATAATTTAAAACGGTTATCTATGTTAAATGCAGAACAAATATCAAAAAACTACGAAAAACACCTTAAAATAGTAGATACTTACATTGGTGATAGGACCGATGGTATTAAATCTATGCTTCACCATATGCAAGAAACCTATATGATGGCTCCTGCTAGTGGAAAGACTTGGTATCATAATGCTTTTCCCGGAGGTTATGTAGATCATGTTAATAGAGTCGTACAATATGCGGTAGAACAACATAGATTATACATAAAAATGGGTGGAACAGTAGATTATTCGGAAGAACAATTAGTATTTTCTGCACTATTTCATGATTTAGGTAAAATAGGAGACGGAGATAAACCAAATTATATACCTCAGACTGATAAATGGAGACAAGATAAGCTATCAGAAATGTATACTTTTAATCCAGATCTAGATTTTATGCTTATTCCAGATAGATCTTTATATATTTTACAGAAGTTTGGAATAAAAGTAGATCAGAAAGAGTTTTTAGGTATTAGATGTCATGATGGAGTATTTGATAAAGCTAATGAAGCGTATTTCTTTAGTCATGTTGAATCATCTAGACAGAAAACAGCTTTAATATCAGTATTACATACAGCAGACTTCTTAGCTTCTAAGGTAGAATACGATATGTGGAAGAATAAAGGAGGTAATTCACAACCTAAAACTAAGAAAACTAATTCATCAACAGGTAAAAGAGTAAACTCCTCAGCAGGACTCTCTAATTTACTTAAAAATATTTAAAATGAACATCAATCCTACAACTTTTTATATAATAGTTACAATTATAGTTGCTACCACGCTTATTTTTTCTTATATTATTAGAAACCTATTAGTAAAAGTAGAGAAATACGAAGATATTGCTGTAGACCAAACAAAATATTTACAGAATATATCAGATTTAATAGGTAAATCACAAAAGCACCTTAACAAACTCGATGAACGTGGGGTTTTCAAGTCAGATGATGAGGTCGGTTATTTTTTTAAACAAATGCAAAATGTGCAAAAAGAGCTAAACCGATATATGCTCCCTCAAAATTATGGCAAGAAAGAAAAGCAAAGCTAATTACTTTACAAAAGAAACCGAAGAATACATAGTAAGATATAATACCTCAGAAGATAACCGATATAGGAACTCCATCTTTACAGAGCATATATATTACCCATTTTACAAGTTAGCAGAGAACATTATACATACTTTTAAGTTCTATTACACAGATGTGGATAAGATAGAAGACTTGAAGCATGAAATTGTTTCTATGTTATTAGAAGAAAAGATAATGAAGTTTGACCCTACTAACGGAGCCAAAGCTTACTCTTACTTCGGAACTATAGTAAAAAGGTGGTTAATCAACTACAACAATAAAAACTACAAGAACCTTAAGAAGATAGGTACCTTTGACGAAATGTATGACGGGTATGAAACCAAGATGCAAGTTGACGAAGAACATGCTATTACATTAGGTCAATTCTTAGATATATATGTTGAAAACACATATGAAGATCTAGATGAGTTATTTCCAAAAGATAATGAAAAACGTATCGCAGATGCAATACTTACTATATTTAAGACAAGACAGGATTTAGATATATTTAAAAAGAAAGCATTGTACATTTATATTAGGGAGATGACAGATTGTGAGACGCCTCACTTAACTAAAGTTGTAAATAAACTTAAAGAAGAATTCTACCTTTTACATGATACCTATAATAAAGTGGGAATGATTCGTACAAAAGTACTTTAAATCTATTTATAAGTAAAGACTTATTATGGACAGTAGTAAAGAAATATTTAAAGGTAAATCACTATCTGACCTATTTGGTGAAATATATGACAATTCAAGAGAGACTAAAACACAGGTTAAAGCATTAATCGGTGAACTTAAACCTCTTATAGAGAATATAGGAGATGCTACTCTTATTGTTCCTATGATTAAAGAATATATGGAAATAGGAGTTAAGAACGATGAACACTTAATTAAATTAGCAACAGTAATTCAGAGAATAGAAGCTATACAAGCTAAAGGAGATGGATCTGAAATATTTGATTTTGAATCATTACAAGACTTATTAGAAGAAAGCGAGAACGTACAGGAAGAAGTTAAGAACATATCCGAAGAAGATAAAGAAGAATGAGCCTAAACCACAGTAGTATAAAACGTAGAACATCTACGACTTCAATAAATACCGATACTAACGAAGAGTTTATTGGTAGAGTTGTAGATATTATTCTAGATGATAAACATCCAGAGTATGCTAAATACGGGTATAGTGACAGTATAGGTTTAATAAAATACACTACATTAGGAGTTAGGGGGTCATCAAGTGAAGAGGTAGATGAAGAAGAGTATGCAGGAATAGCTGTACCTCTTCGTAGAAATAGTAACCTTTATCCACTAAAGAATGAAGTGGTAATTCTAACGATAGGTCCAAGCTTTAACGTAGAAAACCAGTCATCAAGAGGTAAGGTATACTACCAAACAGTAGTTTCTATTTATAACCACACCCATCATAATGCTCTACCTCCTACTACAGGAAGCAAAGGAGTGAACATAGGTGAAGGTATAGATGAACAAAGCAGCTTAGCACCCCTACAACCGCTTCCTGGTGACCATATAATAGAAGGTAGACTAGGACAATCACTACGATTCTCAGGCGGATTATCAGAAAAGAGTACCTGGACTGACGATACAAATAAAAATAAACCTATAACAATACT